CATAGTTTCCTGCATTGTATCTTTGATTAATGGGTAATATAATTGAACTATAGACCAATCTCGATTAATCTTGTTTTCTAAATGTTCAGGTTTAGGTTCATTCATCCATATATATTTTAAGAGCTCATTGACATTAGTGGTTAATTTGGTGTGTATTTTATGAGTGATTAATTTTCTTACTGTTTGAATCTCAAATATATTTCTCATATGAGCATCAACAACAGATGGGTCTGAATAAATTAAAACATCATAATCAGTATATTTAGGATATAAAAATTTAATTTGTTCATCAAAGTTGGAGGGTGGAGTGTCTTTTAAAATTGTTTCAATACATTTAAAAAATGTTTGTTTTTTAATTTCGGTATTAGGAACACAGAAAACTTCAGCAGATACACTAGCAGACACTCGACCGTAATAAATTGATGCTGCTATTGTTTTCATTGCTTCATTAGCTCCAGTTATGTATAATTTATGTACTGTGTGGAAAAGAGTTTCTTCATAATTAGTTGGTTTACTAATTATAAGTAATGGATTTTTAACTATCATCTCTTCAAGTTCAACTCTACCTATTGGGCTATTTTTCTTAATTTTTTCTAATTGATTAATTGGACCTATCATAGCTTCTATACGAAGTAATCCACCCATCATTGTATCCCCACTGTCAAACTCAGATAAAGCTTCAATTATACCTCCTTTGATAATTTTGTGAGAATTCATAAAAAAATTCTGTTCTAAAGTGGACATATTATTCCATTTAATCTTATAAAGCCAATAATTATAAAACTCAGGGCCAAATACCAACATTTTAGCTGGATTAAAAATTGGATAATAACCCATATGATATGGAACAAAATTCAATCCTATTTTAGATGGATCATTTTGTTGACCGGGTCCGGTGTGATATATTGATTCACAAAATACTTTATTTAATTTTTGAGAAATTAAATATAACTCTAAAGGGCCACCATTTTCTACTATTTGTCTACTTGATGACCAAGATTCTTTAACCATTCGATAGAAAGAATCTGTGTTGACTGGATGAACTGATGACACTGCATATTTAATCAAAGTTGGGAAAAATGTCATATTTGCTACAAATAATGAATTAAATTCACCAATAACAGGATTAATGCTAGATTTTGCTAAAGATGTTTTGACATTAAATAATCTTTCACATATTTCCTGGCATTTTAAAAAGAGTTTAAGTTTAAATAAAAATATGTCTCTTTTAATCTCAAAACTCAAAATTGTGTAGGAATCATCAGATGAAACAAGATCATCATGATCATCAAAATCTAAAAAATGTTTTTTACATAATCTCTTATATAATGTATCTCTAAATGAAATTAAACAAAGATGTAATAATGAAGAAGTGAAGTGTAAAATTCCTTGACCCATATTTGACTCATTTGTGAAATATAAAAAATCA